GCACCGGCAACGAGGAATACGAAATCTACGTCATGGGAACTTAGACCAATGCCTCTCAATGCCCAGATTCTGCTGTCAATCCTCGCCCACGAGTCCTCGAGCGGCGACATCTCGGAGACGCTGCGAGCTACCCCGGCCTCGTATTCGCTGGAACTGTCCGACGGCACTGGCGCGAACCAGGCCCAGGTGGTTTGGAGCGACTCGGTCACTCAGGCGTCGCAGAACAACGACATCGACCTTCAGTCGCTCTCCGACGACCGCGGGACGGTGACGTTCACGGCGATCAAGGCGATCTACATCGCGAACACCAGCGAGTCGGCGAGCGTGATCGTCCACAAGTACACCGAGTCGGACACGTCCCCGCAGTTCTCCAACCCGTGGTCTGGCGGGCCTTTTCAGACTCAGAATCAATACGATTCCGGCGAGGTTGACATCTCGTTTCTTACGCTCCCGGCCGGCGGCGCCGCGGCGATCTTCGCCCCGACGGCAGCCGGCTACCCGGTGACATCGTCTTCCAAGGTTTTGCGGATTCAGGCGGCGGTCAGCGCGACCTATGACATCATCGTCGTCGGCGAGGGCACGATCGCATGAGCCTCGACATCGGCAAGATGCGAGAGAGGGTGACGATTCAGTCGCCCCGCGAGGTTCGCAGCCGCTCCGGCGAGACGACGCTGGCGTGGGACACGACCGTCGCGACGGTCTGGGCTGCCGTCGAGGGGCTCTCGAGCCGGGACATCATGCAGGCCCAGCAAGCCAACGTCGTGGCGACCCACCGGATTCGCATCCGGCATCGCGACGACGTGACGCACGAGCACAGGATAGTCTGGAGGAATAGGACGATGGAGATCGCCAGCGTCACCGACCGCATGGGCCGGGAGATTCTGGAGATTCTGGCGAGGGAGTTGACTTAGCATGGCTATCGTTACCCCATCAACAACGCAGCGTATCGTCCGCGACGGCCAGACTGGATCGTCGATCGCCGGCGGGTTTCTGTCTTTCAGCGTCGATGGGCTCGAAGACCTCGTCGCAAACCTGCTTCGGGCGGCTGTCAGGGCTGGGATTGACGCCCAGAAGCCACTAAACGATGCCTGCCGAAAAGGCGCTCAGAAGGTCATGGCTGCGTATGCTCAAAGCCTTCCGACTGTGACGGGAAACTTAAAGCGAAGCGTAACTGTTCGGCAGTTCAGGAAGAAGACTCGGCCAGGAGTCGGCGGAGCGATTGGTGGCCCCGTTCATGTAAAAGAGGGTGAAGAGTGGGACGTTCTTAAAAGGGGCGCGGGAAACCACGCCTGGCTCCACGAGTTCGGAACCGGCCCCCGCCGGCCGGGAACGCAGGGCCGCCGCACGCTCGTCAACGTCCACCAGCGAATCAACGGCCGTTTCAGGCGGGTCGGGGACGGAAACCAGTGGCTGCGGAATGATGAGTTTGACCGCCTGGGCCGCGGCAACTTCTTTATTATGAGCAGTTACGAGAAACGCAAGAACTTCCGTGGCCGCGGCTACCCCGGCGAATTTCTGATGGCCCTGGAGAGCGGCGACACCTACGGCGCCATGCCGGCAGCGGGCAAGATGGAGGCCGCGATTCGCAGTTCCGGCAGTGCCGTTATGAGCACGCTAATGCAAGCTCTTGCAGACCAAGTCGATAAGGTTTCGAGGGCCGCCTAATGCTGGTATCCGCCGAAAACGCCGTCTACCACAAACTGGTCGCCTCGCCCGGCGTTGCCCGCCTGGTGGGCTTCAACATCTTCCCGGTCGCGGTGCCCAAGGGGGCTGATTTCCCCTTTATCGTCTACCGCCGGGCCACAATCGCCCGCGAGACGGCCCTCAACGGCCCGATTCTGATGCCCGAGGTGAACCTCCAGATCGCCTCCTGGGCGATGCGGCACGACGATGCCCGCATCCTGGCTGACCGCGTCAGAATCGCCCTGAATGGTTACATCGGCACCGTCGCAGGGGTTACAATACATGATATGAGGCTTGTTTCCGAGGTAGATGACTATCTCGACCCAACCTCAGTCGGAGCACAACTGCCTCCGGCCTACGAAACCAGGCAACTGTATCAGATCAGGTGGACTGAGCCGTCGTGGTAGTCGGCTAGTACACACATTCGCGCAGGAGGCGCTTCTCGATGGCAACTTCGGCACAAGGTCTTACGTTCACGTTCGGCGGCTCGGGCGTGACGGTCACCAGCGTTCAGGTCAATGACACCCAAGACCTCCTCGACGCGACCCACCTCGGCGTTGCTCCGAATGCCAAGCGAATCTTCGTCGGTGGCTTCGCGACCGACCGAGAAGTGCAGATCGACTATATCAACTCAACGATCCTCACCGCCGGCGTTTCCGGCGCTCTGTCGATCAGCGGCCCCATGTCGTTCTCCGGCAACGCGACGATCTCGTCGGCGTCACTCGGCGGCAGCGTGGGCGACTTCGTCCGAGGCTCGGCGACGTTCCGGCTCGCCTGACGCCTCTGTAGGAGGCTCCTATGGCGATCTCGTCACAGGGGGCGACGTTTACGTTCCCCGGCCTGACGGCTCTATACACCTCGATCTCGGTGCAGGAGCCGCAGGCCGAGGTCGTCGATATGACAAAGATCGACGACCCCGTCGGCACGAGGCGGATGGTCAGCACCGGCGACAAGACTTCGCCGGCCAAAGTTCGCGTGGACTACATCCGGCTGGCAGCCACGCCGAAGCCGATGAACATCAGCGGCCTCTCGGGGCAACTGGTGATCGCGCACACCGAATCGGGCTTGGCTTTCAGCCAGAAGGCCATTGTCGAGTCTGCCTCCAGCGAAATCGCCGTCGGCGACTTCATCAAGGGCAGCCTCGAGTTTGTGATCGACGATAGCACCTAAGAGGAGCAATGGATGGCACTGTCGAAGACGGCGATTCTGAAGGCCAATGACACGAAGTTGTCTGCGGCGATCCCTGTGCCGGAGTGGGGCGGCGACGTGTACGTCAAGACCCTGTCGGGCACCGAGCGGGACTCGTTCGAGGAGGCATACGCCGAAAGCAAGATGAAGCAGTTCAGGGCGAGGTTTCTCGTCCTGACGCTTTGCGATGAAAGCGGCGAGCGACTCTTCGATGACAGCGACGTGGCAGAGTTGGGCAAGAAGTCCAGCGTCGTGATCAATCGTCTCTTCGAGGCGTCCTGGGGTCACAATGCCTTTACCAACGAGGCTGTTGAGAGCCTGGGGGAAGATTCACCCGAAGGCCAGAGCGGCGGTTCTACTTCCGCCTAGCACTGGCCCTCGGGATGACGGTCAAGCGATTGCTGGCCGAGACAGATAGCGAGGAGTTGAGCGAGTGGTACGCCTACGACCAGCGATGGCCTCTGCCCGACTCGTGGCAGCAAACCGCGCGGCTCTGCCGGATCGTGATGGCGTCGAGCGGAAACTATAAGAAGAACGACATCCCAGACGAGTCGGTCTTCATTCCTGCGATTGCCAAACCCAAGCAGACGCAGGAACAAATGTGGTCTGAGTTGATGAAACTGAAGCAGTGAGCCAAGGATGGCAAACACAGGCTACATCGGCAAGATTTCCGCCCTGGTCACGGCGAGTACCGCCGACCTCGAGCGAAAGCTCCGCGGGGCGACGGGGGATGTAAGCCGGTTTGGAAACTCGCTTACGTCCACGCTGAGTTCGGCGTCATCAAGCGCCCAGCGATCGCTCAATAGCATCTTCACGCCGCTTCAGAGGCTTCAGCGAGCAATTGAGGGAGGCTCCGGCACGGGCAGGGGCCGCCTAGCACTCGTTGACGAGCGCCAGATTCGCGTCATCCAGCAAGCGGTCAGCGTCACCGAGCAGATCAACAAGCCGCTGGCCCGAGCCCAACAATCTTTCGGCAGGCTCACGAGCGAAGTCGGCGGCGCCTTCATCCCGGCCCTCGTCCGCGCCCAAGAGGCCGCGATACGAGTCAACGACGAGATCGCTACGTCCGGCGGCGTGACGACGGCGAGCTTCAATGCAGCATCTCGTGCCGTCGAGCAAACGACGGCAGCGCTTGAGCGGCTCTCGCAGGCCCAGCGACTGATCGACAGCGGCCCGACGGGTCGAGAACTTGAGTTTCAGTCGCCGCAGGTTTTCGAGGCTTTGCAGGCCAGCGCTGCCGCTCGCCGGCAGGCCGCCCAGCCGGGGGTCGCTGCCCGCGTCGGCGGCGATCTCGGCGTAGCCGTCGAAAGGCTCGTAGAGTTCGACCGGCTGGTGGCTCAGTCTCAGGCCAGGGTCGAGGCCGCTCGACTTGAGTTCTCTGTAGACTCAAGCGAGTTGCAGGCAGCCCAGGGGCAACTGCAAGACCTGATTGCCCAGCAGCGTGTCGCCAGAGAGGAACTGGAGCGACTATCGGCGGGAGGCGCAGCCCCGCCTGGCCGCGGTTTTGTTCTGCAAGACCGCCGGCAGACGCAGAGGAACCTCGGCCTCTTCGGCTCACAAACCGGCACAGAAGCCGAGCGGGCCGTGCAGCGAGCCCGCGAACTGGACGCCGAGTTCAGGAAACTGCCAGAGTCGGCCAGGGCCGGCATCGGCTCGCTGGCCGGGATCGCCGACCGCATCGCCAGTGAGGTGGCAGCGACCGGCAGCGGCGCGGAGAACCTCAACTCCATCCTGGCCGTCCTGGCCCAGAGAATCGCCGCGGCAGCCGCCGAGGCCGACGAATTCGCGAGAATCTCCGCTGCCGCCGACGCCGCGGCCCAGCGAATCACGTCGCTTGCCCAGGCCACCGAGTCGGCCCTCGGAGGGGCGAGGCCGACGATCGACTCCCTGGAGAAGGAGTTCCGCGACCTGCTCTCAACGCTCGGTAGCACGCAGGGGGTGCAGGCCGGCACGTTTGAGCCGCTGACCAGAGAGATTCTGGAGCTCTTCGCCGCGGCGATTGACGGCGCGGAAAACCTTGATGAGCTGTCCCAGAAGATTGAGAGACTCCGCGCGCAGAGCGCGGGCGGTGGCCTTACGATCCTTGAAGGCTTTGACGAAGAGGCTGAGAGGGCTAGCCGCGCTTTGTCCGACATAGCCACCGCTCGGGATCGGATAGCTGACGGCCTTCTTTCGGCTGGCGGAGGCCGCGGCGCCGAAGGACTTAACCTTGGAATCGAAGAGAGCCAGGCTCAAGAAGTTGAGAAAGAAATACTTTCTATCCAAAATCAACTCTCAGGTTTCTCCGAAGACGTTCGCGGGCCTGCGATAGCGGCTCTCCAGCGATACAGAGAAGTCGCTGCGAGGGTTTTTAGGAATGGCGAGCAAAACACTGAAGCTGGACGCAAGGCGATAGCGAGGGCTAGACTTGAGGTTGTCGGTCTTGCTGGAGACATTTTGAAGTTAAGGCCGGAGCAAATTGGTCAACAGCTAAAGAGAACAGGAGACATCGGCAGAAACGGTTTCGGCAATGTTAGCCTCGCGGTGCAGCAGGCCGCTTTCGCGTTTGACGACTTCTTCAGCGTCACCGGTGGTCTTGATCAGAGAATTAGGGCTGCCGGAAACAACATCTCCCAGCTTGGCTTTGTGCTCGGAGGCACGGAAGGGCTGATCCTCGGCATTGCTGCCTCAATCTCTTCGCAACTGATTGTCGCACTTTCAAGATGGGCGTCTGGAGCAGAGGTCGCCGAAGCCAGAACAAAAGCATTGAACGAATCGCTTGGGAGACAAAAGTCAGCAGTCGAGTCGCTTGCCCAGGCTTACAGGTCTTTGGCTGATGAAATTGCTAGAGCGGGAGCCACCGAAAGAGGCCGGCGAGATATTAAAATCCGCCAACAAGTCGATGACATTAGGCGGAGATCAAGAGAGGTAACAGAGGAAGACGTAGCAGCCTTTTCGCCAGAGGTCGCAAGACTTCGCGGGGAAAGGGGGATTCTTCAGCAGCGACTTGAAGGCGAGACAGACCTTGAGGAACGTCTGAGGCTGCAAGCGCAGATTGACGCTAATCGCCGGCGAGAGGAGGCCGCCGTCGCCAGAGGGATACCTCGCCCCACCAGGGAGTCCGTGTCTCAGGATTTGGTTTCTGCGGATGAAGAGTTGGTTCAAGCCGCGGAGGCAAGGCTTCGCCGGGCAAGGCTCCGCGAGCGACTCGGTGGCAACGCCCCGCCTGGCGAAGACGTTGCGACCCTTCAAGAACTGCTGGATCGTCGCCGCGCTCGCCTTGAGGAAAGCCGTCGCAGTGGCGCTGGTGCTACCGGACAGGAGCAGCTTGAGCAGCTTCGCGACCGTCGGGCAAGGCTTGAGCAAGAGCGCGCGGCGAGGGTTAGGCGCCGCGAGTCAGGCGAGAGCATATCGCTGGAACCCATTGATGCGGCAATAGACTCGGTAACGGTTTCCATTAGGCGACTTGAGACGGCGCTGGCGCCGGAGGTGCAGAAGCTCGCAGCCTCGTTTAACGAGAGAGCGCTTCGTCTCGCCGACGGATTGTCTCTGATCGCAGAGCGATCCGTTGGCTCGGGAGCGAGTGCAATCGCCGTCGCTGCGGCTTCTGTCTCAAGCAGACTTTCTTCTCTGGCAGAGGAGTTATCTAACGCAACATCGCCGGAGCAGGCTGCCGCAATTGTTGACCAAATTGATGCACTTGAGCAGCAAAAGCAGTCGCTAGACTCGGCATCTCGCTCTGTTCAGTCTTTCGCCGCCGCCCTTGACCGCGTCAGCGGCCAACTCTTGGACACTGTTCTCGGCGAGGCCAGGTCTGCGGAGGATCAGGCTCGCAGAGATTCGAACCGAGCTGCGGCAGAACTAGACGCAAACCAGGCACGCGGCGTCGCCCCGCGTTCTGAAGACCGCTTTTTCGCTGCCAGGAGAGATCGGGATAGGCGGCGGCAGGGCCGCAGGGAGATCGAAGACCTTGCGGCTGACGCGGATCGAAGGAACAGGGAACTGGTCGCTGAATTTGAGCAGCAGCAGTTGCAGGCCGGAAACGGGCCAGATGGCGCTGGTGGAAATATCCGAGCGAGAGATGCAGCGCAGGCTAGGATTGATCAGCTTGAGCGAGAGAGGGATGAGGCGATCCGTAATGGCGACATTGCCGGCGCGCGGAGGAGGCAGGAAGAGATCAGGATTCGAGAAGAGCAGAGAGACGAGGCGCAACGTCGAATCGACCGCAGTTTTGAGGACTCCGCGCAGGGCCAAGAGGCGCGAAGGAACGCCAACAGGGTTGACGAGGCCCGGCAACGCCAAGAAATTATGGATGAAAGAATCCGGCGAGGCAGAGAGCTTGAACAGTCGCCGGCAGAGCGTGCGGGCGCGCAACTCGCTGAAGACCTCCGTTCGCTTGAAGCGGCATTCCGAGACGACCCAAACAGGAACCAGCAAGAGTTCCAGGCCGACCGCCAGCGGCTCATCGACGAAGCCTTCAGGGCAACTGCCCCGGCAATCGCCGGACTCGCCGCCAGCGTGCAAAACGCCGTTCTCTCCGGCCCGTCTCGCGCCGCCCTCCAGGCCACCGACGTTTCAACGGTCGAGGGCAACCGCGAACTGAATCGACTGATCCGAGGCGACGATTCCGCGAGGAACCAAGACCTCGTCGAACTTCAGAGGCAGTCGGAAGCACTGGAAGAACTCGTTCGCATCGCCCGCGAAGAAGGCGTCCCGATCGCAGACAACTAAGGAGACTTAACCGTGGCAGACATCAACTACAGCGTCTCTTACCGAGTATCCAAAGGATTCCTGAACAACAACGTCCAGGCATCCGGCATCACGGCCACGATGGAGAATGCCGGGATGTTCTCCCAGACGCTGACTCTTTCGACCAGCGCCGTCAACGTCTCGACGGGTTCGTTGGCAACGCCAGGCGTCGCGTTCCTCCAGAACCTCTCGACGGCCACGGCCTCCACGGTCGCATTTGGCGTCGGGGCCGGCGGATCGTTCATCCCGTTCGTCACTCTGCGTGCCGGCGAGCCGGCGATCTTGCGGCTGGCCGAGCAGACCGGAGGTGTGACTTACCAGGCCAGCGGCGTCGAGGGCTCCCGCCTCCGCGTAGACATCACCGAGGGCTAAGAGATGCCGAAGGAAGTCAGCGAGATCACTGAGGGCGTTGCTTTCTCGCGATCCAGCGAGAGCGGCCAGATTGCGGACTCGCAGCCGCGGGTGTTTCGGATTGTCCTAAACAGTCCGACCGAACTGATTGACATACAGCAGGCGTGCGGCGTCTACATCGGCGACGAGTTGCGGCCAGGCGCTGGCATCTACTGCTCAAGCTTCGACGCTCGGTACGAGAGCAATAGCCGCATGGCCTTGCTCTGCACATTCCAGTTCCGCTCGACGCCAAGCTCTGGTTCCTCCGCCGGCGGCGGCGACCCGAAGTCGTTTGCGCCAGACATCCGTCCGGCAGACTGGGCGGTCAGTTCGTCGCTGATTGAGGTGCCCGTTTACACATGGACGCCGCTTTCGGGAAACGGCGCGGAACTTGTCCCGCCAGAAGCGCCGATCAACGCGGCCGGCGATCTATTCGACACGATCCCGAGATACGAACCGATGATCACGATCTCGGTGAACCACTGGGAGGCTGAAGACCCCACAAGGAACTGCGAGCGGGTTGGCAGCGTCAACGAGAAGGACTTTAGGATCGGTGAACTGAACTGCAAGAAGCACACGCTCATGCTGCGAGGGATCACGGCCCAGCCAGCCGTCGAGTCCTACAACGGCGTAACGTACCGGGGATGGAACGCAAACTACGAGTTCGCGTATCGACGAAACCACGTCAAAGGCATCGAAAGCGGCGCGAGCAGGTTTGGGTTCGCGGTTGCGACGACCGACGAGGACATCGGCTGGGACATCGCGGTGCCGGAAACTGGATTCAACGTACTCGCGTTTAATCCGGCAGCGCCTCGCGATGACCAAGACATCTTCGGCCAGCCGCTGAAGCATGAGAACAGAAAGATCGTTGACGACCCATACGCACTGTTCAACGGCGTCCAAGCGGGCGACCGCGTCAGGGCAATGGTCAAGGTCTTCGAGTATGACGACGGCGGCGCGAGCCAAACCCCATCCGCCCAGCCGATCCCGCTGAATCCCGACGGCACGCCGCGGAAGTCTTTCGGAGACGATGCGGCAAGCCCGCCCGTGATCGTCCGTCGCTACCTCATCTACGATGAGTACGATTTCAGGAACTTCAACCTCCGCGGCCTCGGCAACTGATGCCACGCACTGAGAAATACTTCATCGGCCCGCAGTTGCTCGGCGACATCCGCCAGACGGTGAGCCGCGTGGCGGCGATGCCGCAGGGCAGCCGGATCGGCGGCGTCGAGACGCGGATACAAGGATTGAATCAGCCGGGAGGCACGATTCTTCGCCGCGGCACGTTCACTGCCGCATCGTGGAGCATCGGCGAAACGGCAGTCGTGACCATCCTCGGCGAAACAAACACCGTCAGTGTCACGAACTACTGCATCCCCGTCGCCGGCGAGACGAACGCGACCCAGACGCTAAACGTCATCTACGGCAACATCCTCGGCACTGCTACCGCGGTCGAGATTCAGCAGCCCACGTCCACCTGCACCAACGTGATCGGCGGCGTTGACCTGACGGAAATCTCCGGGTTCGATGCCGGCGCGATCCAACTGCTCGGCCACAGCGCGGGCGACACAAACGCGGCGACGTGTGTCTCCTTGCAGTGGTACAGCGTCACTCAGTGCGGGAGCACGGCGACGTGACGCTCATATCGCTTCAAGACGGCAACGTCGTCATGCGCGACGGGAAGGTTGGCACCGAGCAGGCGTGCTGTTGCGAGCAGGAGTGCGACGTATCGTCAGCAGACGAGTTGACCCAGCCAAACGTGACGATTACAGACGACGGCTGCCCCTGTGAAACCGGCAGCCTCAGTGGGTCTTACGCCTATTCAGGCGTTGGCTTTTTCGGGTACGAATGGAACGACACCACTGACTGTGACGTTGATGGGTTCAACCCAGGCACCGAGTTTTATGCCCCTATGGTCGTGAACGTGACTGACGGCTGCCAGGTGTTAGTTTCCACCTATCGCCTGGGCAGCGGAGGTTTCCCGTCTGGACTCAGTGGCGAAACCGACGGGAGTTCCGCGCTTTCGGTCAACGGGTCTGGCGAGATTGTCGGCACTGTTGTTGTCTCTTTGAGCGGCGGCGGTGACACCGACGTGTGCAGTCTGACCATTACATTCGGCCCATGATTATTCACACGATTTGGCTTGGCCCTCAAAGCACTCCGGCAGATCGCTCCGCCATGGCGATTGAGCGCAGCGTTAAGGGCCACGACTTTCGGTATCACCGAGCAGACGACCATCTGTGGGAGTCTTGGAGAAATAAGTATCAACAGGTTAGCCACAACCGCCACATGGCCAGCGACCTGCTTCGGCACTCTGTGTTGAGGCGCTGGCCTGGGCTCTACCTTGACCTCGACGCTAGGCTTCGCGTGCCGGCTGATGATCTGGTGGAACATTGGCACACCTACACTGCGCTCGCCTTGGCGCCTTTGCCTGTCATCGGAACGGACGTTCTGTACGCCCCAAGCTCGTTTGGCAAGTGGCATCGTTTTGATGAGTACATTTTGCAAAAGCATCTAGGCCCGAAGATAAGCTACCTGGCGTTTGCGCACGATATGCTTGCCGCTGTTTATCGGGCAGACCCGACAGCTATTCGGGTGGAGCGCGACGCGCGGCAATACCCGTGCCATCCCCGAGACGTAACGGTCGGCTCGAAAGTCTTGCGGTGTGATGCAAAAGCGCCCGGCCTCGGCGACCACGTCGCCTCGGCCCTCTCCGCGGTCGGCATCACCAAAGAGCGCGTCTCCAAAGCCCTCGGCCGCCCGTGTGGATGCAAGCAGAGACAGCAGAAAATGAATGACTGGGGGCGAAAATGGCTCGGAATCGGCGGCCCCGGTTAGCCTAGCCGGCTGCTAGTCTACTTGTGTAGACTATTGCTATGGCTATGGCTGCTGATCACCACTTCACGATTGCCGGCCGCGTGTGGCTGTGGCGGTACTCTCGACTGCGAGGCACCGCTGCTGGCTGGACGTTCTGGCCGGATGCCAAGAAGCCGAGGCAGCGAGGCAAGATTCTCATCGACACGCGGCTCAAAGGCCGCTCCCGCCTGGAGACTGAAGTGCATGAAGCCCTCCACGCCTGCTTCCCGCAAATTTGCGAGGAAACGATCACCGAGAGTGGCCGAGACATCGCCCGCATCCTCCACAGCCTCGGCTACCGGCTCGTCGAGCCTTCTTGAGGCCGTCGCGGCGAACGCCTGTCTGAAGCGAAAGCCGCCGAACTGGCTCGAGCGGCTCTCCGAGGAGCAGCGGGCCGAGGTCGAGGAAATCAAGCGGGCCTGGGTTTCCGGCGAACTCCACGCCTCGTGCCTCTCGCTGGCACGAAGCCTGGTCGCCAACTGTCGCGATCGCGGCATCCCGACCTGCGGCGTCGATGGAGTTCGTGCATGGCTGGCAAAGCAGGATTGAAGGCCGCTGTCACCGCTGGCCTCCCCGAGCCGTCGCCTCCCAGGACGGCCGAGCAGGTCACGCAGCGGCAGGACGGCGACGTGCTGGAGGCCAAAAGCACCAGCGCCCGCATCAAAACTGTCGAGGACTTGCTGCGGCACATTGAGGCCGACTTGACGCGATATGAGGTCGCGGCCTCTGAGGCCACAAAGTGGGAGGTGGCCTCGACCGACGCGACCGGCGAGGTCAGCGTCACCGAACTGCACCGGGTGTTCGTCCGGCTGAAGCCCAAGGCGGGGCCGAGCGTTCAGGAATGCGTCGAGGCGATGATCAAAGCTGCGAAACGAGAGTTGCGCAGGCCCGCCACTAGGAAACCACCGAAACGTGAGGGGCTCTGGCAGGTGCTGCCGATCGGCGATCTTCACGTCGCCAAGTACGCCTGGAAACGAACAACCGGCGACGGCGACTATGACATCGACATCGCCGAGCGCAGGGCAAAAGAGGCCGCCGGAGAGCTTCTGACGATCGGCGACTCCTACAAGCCGGCCCGACGGACGATCGCCTTCCTCGGAGACATCTTTCACTACGATACGCCGAGCGGCACGACAACATCAGGGACGCCGCTCGAGCGGGACGGCCGCCTCCAGAAGATGATAGAGGTGGGGTGCGAGACGCTGATCGGCGTGATCGAGCAGTCTGCCGATTCGTGCCTGACTGACGTGATCGTGGTCAACGGGAACCACGACGAGACGCTCTCCTGGGCATTTCAAAGAATCCTGGCCGAGCGGTTCAGGGGCGACCGCCGCGTCGAGGTCAGCATGGAATACACCGGCCGGCAATATGCATCGCACGGCAAGAACCTCCTCGGGTTCTGCCACGGCCACCGAGCGAAGAAGAAACTGCCTCAGATCATGGCACTGGAGCGGCCTAGTGAGTGGAGCGGTAGCCTGTGCCGTGAGTGGCATACGGGCCACTACCACTCGCAGGCTGCCGAGTGGCAGAGGCCGATCGAGACGCTCTCGGGGGTCATCGTAAGGACGTGCCCCAGCCTCTCGGCGGCAGACGACTGGCACAGCGAGCATGGCTTCATCGGGAGCCGGCAAGCGATGGAGACTTTTCTGTACAGGCCCGAGGGCGGCCTCGTGGCACTTCATGTTTCGGAGCCAAGATGATGATTATCGGACTCTGCGGATTGGCCGGCAGCGGCAAGGACGAGGTGGCGGCGATCCTCTCTCGCCGGTATCGGTTTGCGGCGATTTCGTTCGCCGGCCCGATCTACAAGGCAGTCAGCGAGATCACCGGACTGCCGCCGGATAGACTCAAAGACCGTGAGCAGAAGGAGCGGCCGATCCCGTGGCTGGGGAAGTCGCCTCGCGAACTCCTGCAAACACTGGGGACGGAGTGGGGGCGGCAGATGGTTCGCGACGACATCTGGGTCAAGATCGCCATGCGGCGGGCCAGCGAGCAGGAGCGTTACGGGTGGCACAGTGTGATCACCGACGTGCGGTTCGACAACGAGGCCGAGGTGATCCTTGAGGCCGGCGGGCAGGTCTGGCGGGTCGAGCGGCCGGGGGCGGGCCTGTCGGGCCAAGCTGCCGGGCACCCGAGCGAGGCTGGCATTTCTGATCACCTGATAAATCAGGTGATCAGAAATGCAGGCACACTCGACGACCTCGAGGAGGCCGTCGATGCCGCATTCCATAGGCTCCCTTGCGATACAATAGAGGTATCGACCCCGTAGCCCGCCACGAGTGGCCCGTGAGGCCCGCATTGCACAGGGAGGTGCATAAATGGCAGACCCGAAGATTCGCCGGAAATTCAAGTCGCTGCCGGTCACGCTGACCACTGCGACTCAGTCGGCCACGACGATCCGCTGGGACGACATCGCCGGCGGCTCGCTCTACGTCGGAACCGTCTCGACGAACGCCTCGACGCTTCAGGTCTGGGCCTCGCCCGCAACCGACGGCAACTGGGGCCGAGTCTACGCATCGGACGGCTCGGCTGCTGATATTACGCTCGCTCCGTCTACGGTGACTCCGCAGGTCTACAGCCTGCCGGACGCCGCCTATGGCGTTGGAGCTATCCGCATCGTCGCGGGGGATACGCACTCCACGAGCGCAGTCGCGGTCGTGATGCTCAAGACGTGAGGCTCCCTGCGATGAGTGGAGCCGAGATGAGCGAGACGCTGAAGACCGTGATCGAGCGCTGGGGTTTTCCTACCCTGGTAGCCCTCGCTTGCATGTACGTCATCCGCACCGACGTGTTGCAGCCACTTGTGGAACAGCACGCGGCGTTCCTGAAGACGATCGGCGAGAGCCAGCAAGAGATCAGTGAGGCAGTGCAGGAGCAGACCCGGCTCCTCTACGCGTTGAAGCCTGAATTACGCCAACAAGCCAGAGCCCAGGAGAACCAGTGATGCCCTACCAAGACTCCAACACGACCGGCGGAAAAGTCCGCATCAAGAACTCGAGCACCGCGGCCGAGACGAAGCCGGGGCTCGTCGGCGGCGAGCTTGCCCTCAACAGCGCCGATAACGTCCTCTATCACCGAGACGGACAGTTCGCCGGGGCCGAGGGGTTCAAGCGGATCGTCGCCCTTTCGCAGGCTGCGTATGACGCGCTGACCCCCGACAGCGACACCCTCTACATCATTACGTCCTGAGAGAAGAGGCTCTAGCGTCATGCCGGTCAAACTAGGCACCCAGGACGTAACGCTGAAACTCGGCAGCCAGGACGTGACGGCGTACCTGGGTGCGGAGATCGTCTCCCTGCACCCGGAGGCGGTGGCGTGGCGGGATGCTGTAGTTGACAACGGAGGGTCTGTGAGCGGTGCCACGCTGGCGGCTGTGAGTGACTTCTGCAATGCCATCGACGCGGCAGGCATCCGCGACCGCTTCTACCGTCTCAACCTGTTCGCCGGGACGGGGCTCAACGCCGCGCTGGTCCCCCTCTACAGGGGGCCGACCTATTTGGCTGACCCGCTTGGCTCGGAGTTGTGGAGCCCGTCTACTCCATCCATAACGGACGCTGGTGGCAGCAGCGGCGCGTGGGACGGATCAACGCTTACCGCGTCAAACAGCGTGGTCGGCACCAATGGAGGTTATCCAAGGTTTCAGTTCTCGCTGCCGCTAACGATTGGAAAGAGATATGCCGTTAGTGGAAAACTGACAGGCGATACCTCAGCGGTCGGCATAATCCGGCTCTCATCACTCCCAGGTGCGAGTAATGTTTCTTACAACCCTGGCACCGGGGTGTTTTCTGCCAGAAACGTCTCGGCAGCATCGGCGTTGATGGAGTTTGTGACCAACGGCACTCTCGCCTATTCGGTTTCGATTGCCAGCGTGTCTGTGCGGGAAGAACTGTACTACGGCAACGCCACCGATACCAACAATGGGCCGTTTGTGAGTGGTGACTTTTCAGAGGCCACCGGGCTTGATGGGAACCAGACAACAAAGTACCTGAATACCGGCTTGTCACAGGATGACCTTCCGACTCAGGCTGTCGGCCATGTTTCCGTTTGGAAGGGGGCCGGTAGCGTTGGCGCTGGCACTCTTGCGCTTGCTGGAAGCACCTCGCCAAACGGTCGCAATTACTACCTGCGGCAAAATGCAAACACTGACTACATTGCAGGCCAATGGGCGTCAGGTGCGTTTGCCACCTCGTCGGCCGCCGACACTTCCGCAGGGCTTGTAACTTTGACGCGGGCGGGCAGTTCGGCGGCAGGCGCACAAATCTACAAAAACGATTCACTGATCGTTACCGGCGCGGGCGGCGTGGCTGAAGCAAACGGAAACGATTTCATCGTTTTCAATGTCTCTGGTTCGACCAACACGGTTGGCACCTCCGGCTGGCCCCACACTATCTCGGCTTACAGTTTTGGTGACGGGCTGACCGGGGCTCAAGTTGGCGACTTCTACGATGCGCTCTCCGCGTTTCAGACGGCATTGGGCAGACCATGACACTAGACGAACTAGAACTGCCGATGGCCTGGGGCGACTGCAAAGACCTCGCCCTGATCTATCCCTACGAGATCGCCGTCGCCCTGTACCAAGTGCAGGCCGAGCATGGCGACCCGCGCCACGTTCCGCTCGGGCGGGAACTGACAGACGGGCGGTGGATGCTCTGCGGCGACGTTCTTTCTGAGGTAGGGCCGGGCGGCATCCTGGCCGGGGCGTTTGGCTACATCACGCCGGAACTGATGGCAGCGGTCGAAGTGGTGCCGCTGGCGGAAGCCCTGGCCCTCCTCCCCGCTGAACCCATAGCCCCATGACCCTGAAACTCGGCACCACCGACGCGACGTTACGGCTGGGCTCTGCCGCCTACCCGACGAAAGCGTATTTGGGCGACACGCTCGTTGCGGC